CACTTGGCAAAAGGAAGGTATTCATAAATATCCCGCTGCCTTGACAGATCCTGCACACAACCAATCAATTGATGTCCTTGAAAAAATTTCCAAAGAGACTATTATACTTGTGTTTGCAGCATTTTTTATTGGGTTACTCTTAGGGAAGTCTCTGACGCCGGTTATCCTGAAGCACTAATTCCAGGCTGATTTCCTAGAAAAGGAATTGTAGGAGAGGTAAGCGTAGGTATGTATTGCCCCGAATCTGGTGGAAGTGAACCATTTCTTTCTTGTTCTGCTGTTCTCGAGGGAAGTAAAGAATTCCTTTCTTGCTCTGCTGTGACTTCTATTTGCGTTCCTGACGGATTAATAATGTTCCCATTTACATCGATACCATAGACTGTTTTCATCATGGTTGGATTTCCAGGTACAGGTAAGAGTCCTTGTTTAAGTGATGCATCTGATGATAAAATCAGTGTGTCGTATGTTTTGTCTTTATCGAGTACTAACACTGTCATTGTCGGGCATGCTTCTGATGACGGATAATTCATTTCCTGTCGAGCATTATCTGGACCAGTTGCAACAACATGAAGAGGTGGGTATATATTGATGTTATATGAATCTTTGTCGATTGAATGTGTACCCACTTGCAAGGTGAGATTCTTATTTGGTATAATGGCTACTGAACGAGTGCAATTTGGATTTGCTTTCTCGGTAGTTTCAGGTATAATCATTTCCCTGTCTTCGTATGCGTACATTCTTGCTGACCCTCCATCAGACTCGTTCGCGACAAAATCGCCGTACATAACGTTTGATGAAGGATCACCCTGAATAAAATTTAAAATTGGATTACCAGCCTGAAGTTGGAAATCAAGACCAGCCATGTCTTCATAGACCTGAGTCTGATTGTCAACCCGGGCGACGTTACTCATAGAGTCTACGTAGGGACGGTTATCTGAAACTGTTGCTGTATTTCCAACATCCTCTGTAAAAGGAGGGTTTGTGTTTTCATCACGCGGAGGAGCATACCCCTCTCTGCGTGCTGAAAGAATCACCAGTATAACAATAAGTACCGCAAGCGAAACCCATATAGACCAGTGAACGCTCATCTATTAAGTGTCTATTTTTTTATTTTTTAACCAAGAAGACCAGCTGCAGCGCTTCCAGCGCCTACCGGCTCTGGTGCAGGACCTGCGTCAATCTGGACCGCGGGTGCCTTTGCACGCTCCTCCTCTTGCTGAACACGACGACGCTCAATCTCCTCTGCGATACGCTCATCGGCAATCTTCACAAGCTCTGGCATCTCCTTGTCCGGAAACTCCTTCTTCAGGTCGTCAATCAGCTCAGCTGGGTGAGGAATGGGTGGAACGTCTGGCTTTGAGTAATACTTTGAGTTCTCGTCCCCAGGCTCAATGAAAGGTGTTGCCGAACCCTCGATGGGTTTAGCGAGCATGTCACGCTTGCGCTTCTCAAACATGGCTGCAGCCTGGCGCTGGTTATCACGATACTTGGTCATAATCTCCTCCAGTTTCTCATTCTGATAGTGAACATTGTCAATCTGAAGACGATCAGGAGGAATCAGTAGCCACTTGTACATATCGACGACGTAAATGTCGACAAGCGCATCCTCCCTCTGAAGACGCTTGGCATGGCTCTCCGCCTCATCCTTTGTGGCAAAGCATCCACGGATCTTCAGACCAAGCTGCTCGTTGCGCTGAGGCATATCTGGTCCAACGATAGAGATCAGTGCAAAAACCTGTCCTGGCACAGTCACATAATCCTGCTCAAGAGAACCCATTTAAAACTACAGCACGCGTTACTTTTAAGTACTTATGGATGAACTTCGCAAAAGACACAATCAGGCAAAACGCGAGTTGATTAATGGTTGGGTTAGCCCAAACTCATATGTTCTCGATTGTGGGTGTGGACGCGGAGGGGATTTTCATAAATGGAAGTCTATACGAGCTCGTCTCGCCGCCATTGATCCCGATGAAAAGTCTCTCTTAGAAGCAGAAGAGAGATCCTTCAATATAGGATTTGGTGTATGGTTTCTTGGAGCTGGAGACATTCGCCAGGCGGCATTTGCAGGTCCGTTTGATACAGTCTGTTACAACTTTTCAATTCAGTACATTTTTGGTGACCATTTTGACCAGAGTATCAAGGCGATAAAATTGGCGGTAAAACCAGGCGGGCACCTCATAGGCATTACACCAGAGAAGAGTCTCATTGAAAATACACCAAGTCCAGATGAACTCGGAAATATATTTGAGATCCACGGGAACCAGGTGCTCATGAGTCTCACAGATGGTCCTTTTTACGCAGATGGACCAAAGTATGAACCTCTTCTTGACGGAGGAGTATTGAGGTGTGCTCTCGAACCTGAATTTCAGTGCATCTCATGGACTCCAATGACTCAAGAACCTACCGGGCTCGTGAGCGACATTTATGCGCAGTTTGTTTTTCTGCGTTTACATCAGTAGATGGGTCGAACCTCTGGAATTGTACAGACGGGGTTACTCATCGTGTCACTTGTGGTTGCCGCCTGGAGTAGCCGACAGGAACATCCGCTCATGACGGAACTTCGTCGCAGGTACGACGTTTTACTCGAACATCTCCAGACTACACTCGTCGTTGATCCAAGGTTTGCTCGTCTCAGGAAACGGTGTATTCTCACAGGAATCCATGGCTCTCGTATGAACAGAGGAACTATTGGATACAATGTCAATAAGGGGTATGAAATTTACATTTGTCTTGACAAGGATGATATAAATTCAGCCATGAATGTTCTGATTCACGAATTGGCTCATGTGACAGTCGATGAGTATGATCACTCAGAGGCATTCTGGACATCATTCAAGGATCTCAAAGAACTTTGTAAAACACTCGGTATCTATGTACCAATAGAAGGGAACATTGAGTATTGTGGTATTATGATCAAGGACTGAACTAGGCTGCTTTTTTTCTCACGTCATTGTAAATGTCTGGTGGTATCGTTCAGCTCGTCGCAACTGGTGCTCAGGACGCATGGCTGACGGGTAAACCGGAGGTTTCTTTCTACCGTTCCAGCTACAAACGTTACACGCACTATGCCATGTCTCCCGAGCGTCAGCTTATTCAGGGTAATCCTTCTGCCGGCAACATCTCGACAATCCGCTTCGAGAAGAAGGGTGACCTCATCAACTACGTGTACCTCATCGCTAAGGATTCAACTGGCGCTCTGATTCCGGGCATCAATTGGACCAATGTCATCGACAAGGTGGAGCTTCTCATCGGTGGTCAGATTATTGATACACAGGATATCACATGGATGTCAAACGTAGAGGCTGTCACTGGCGCACAGAACTTCTCTCAGCGCTACCTCAACAACAATGCAGGTGCTCCTAACAACATTACCAACGGTTTCCTGCCACTTAAGTTTTTCTTCTGCAAGGACTGGAACGTGTCTCTGCCCCTGGTGGCACTCCAGTACCACGATGTCGAGATTCGCATCACATGGAGCACATCCCTAGGTACAACTCTGTCATACACAGGTCTGGCAGGTACACCATCCTACACCTCATTCCAGTATGAGGCGTGGACCAACTTCGTCTACCTGGACCAGGCTGAGCGCGAGTACTTTGCCAACACGCCAATGGACCTGCTCATCACACAGATGAACCGTATCCCTATCGCCACAACAAACATGCAGGAGCTGGCTCTGGCTCATCCCATCAAGTTCATTGCCTTTTCTTCAAACAATTACACATCTGCTTACCAGGGCGCAACGGCAGCACTCCCAGCAATCAATTACCAGTTCAAGACGCAGATTAACGGTGTGGATGTCGGTGATTCTCGCTCGATGTTCCAGTGGATCGATGTTCCCCAGTATTACCACACACCCTACGGCTACAGCCATAACCAGTCGACTGCAAACGTTGCAATCATCGCATACTGCCTGGACACGTCAAAGCTTCAGCCAACTGGCACGCTGAACTTTTCACGCATCGATACATACCGTATTGTAGCACCAGCTGGAGTCTCACTGAGCACGCTGGCTGGCGGCAACAGTCGCTATTTCTACGCAATGAACTACAATGTTCTTCGCATTAAAGACGGCATGGGAGGCTTGTTGTACTCGAATTGATAAATTGGTAACAAAATGGTTACTTTTTGGGTGGAGGTTTGGCGAATTTGTGAACTACGAAAAAAATAACAGCCGCGATGAATGCAGTGGCAAGCATGCCTGTTGCTGACAGATTACCTGAATCGCTCATAAATTTTGGAATTAAATTTGCCAATTTGCTCTGAACAGGCTTGGAGAATGCAGCAACGGCAGCAATGCCTGCAATGGCTGCACTCAACTGCTCATCAGTCAGACCAAATGGGTTTTTTGAAGGGGGAGCTGCAACACCTGCAGTTGCATTGTCGAGACTTAGCGCAGCCACTTTGTTGTTCTGTGGGTTTTTGTATGGTCCGCCCATGGATGGTGCTCCCATCGACTCAAATTCAGCACTCGGAACAACATCAGAAATTGCAGTTGAAAAATCCATTTCTATTTGGGGAGGTTTTATTTCGGGTTTAAATAACTCGGGCTGTTCGACCGCGCGCGTTTGATACACCGGCTGTAGCTCTGGTGGCGGACCAAATGACTGCTGGGGCTGCTGTTCCTGCTCACGCGGCTTTTCTGGTTCCACCTGAGGAATGTACTGCATGATGTCACTCGACCCGTCAAAATCAAGGTTCTCAATAATCATGTCTACTGTTTCCCACGAAATCTTTTATGAAGAAGGAACGCAAATTATCAATGTCCAAGAGTACTTTTAATTGGATTTACACCCGTAATTGCTGGACAATGAATATACCCATTGATGTCCCCTGACCGTATGTGATTATAAAATTTCAAATCAATGGGTGATGTAATCGATTTAATATGTGACTTAATTCGATGTGCATTATCAGTACGAATGATATATCCACTTGTACCACAAATCATGTCAGTGGGATGGACCCTGCAAATATTTGGGTAAATTTCTTCACCTATTTTATTGTTACAATCTCCTATCATGATAATATCAAAATCAGGGAAATTCGTCAGCATGTTTTTGATTCTTTCATGTGTATCCGGATAAACCTTAAAATCATCTTCAAATATAACCGCGTATTTACTTGAAACTTCGTTCATAAGATTCGCATGACTTAGGTAACACCCTAATTCGTTTTTATTGTATATTTTTTCACTTGTTCTGATAATAGAGTGGAACATTTCATCATTGATACTCGAACCCTTTACTGCATCAAAACGATGTATAGGTTGCCCGAGTACTTTTTCCATATTTACAATATTTTCATGACGTTCCTTATTTCCTTTAACATGTATGACATAGTACTTTATGTATTCTTGTGGACGAACCAACCACCAAAGTACGAAAAATACCACAAGACTTAGAAGCACTGTGAGCATCATCTGATGTTGTCAGACTTTTTTAATAGTGATACCTGGACGCCGAGAATTCCCTGATGGTGTTCCAACTGTCGTCAAAGGCGTAGACATATGTCGTGGATTGTAATTCTTCTGGTGGTACTGCCACATAGCTTCTGAACCAATCCGAAAACCCTTGCGAATTGGAGCCTTGTAGTAGTAGACACAATCCTCAATCCGATTAGATTTACTTGTATTGTCGAGTACGAGGCACTCGTAATTCTCTGTGCACGAATTCATCACTTGACAAAACATATCAAATGTAGGAAAGACACCGAAAAAAGCCTTATACAGGCGTTCTCGATTCTGAATCACATTCTCACGTATAACAAACACATAATCAACATTGGCTCGCAAATCAGGACTCAAGTCCATACAGTACTGCATCGTCAATAAAAAGAATATTTTCCAGTGACGCCCATTCATGAAACATTGTCTGATACATGTGTCTTTCATGAACGCTTTATCATACATACAATCATCCAAAAGCAAAAATGCACTTGACTTTCCACCTGCGGACACAATTCGACGTTGTCGTTCAAGAACTTTTTCTATGGCATCTCGTTTGTAGTCACCGTAGATGAACAAGTCTGGGATGAACTGCTTGTAGTAATGATTACCATCCTCAGTTCCTGACATGACGATTCCAACGGGCAGATGTCGTTTGTGGTACATAATGTCAGTCACGAGCGTTGATTTCCCGGTGCCGCGCTTCCCGATGAATACACACACTTTGTCATCCCCGATTTTACTCGGGTCAAACTTTTTGAGTTGAAGATTCATACCTGGTATTACACTGGGTTTTTTCCGCACGTGACAGACGCAGTTCTTTTTTCCATGTGTACATTAGATGTCAGCGTCACAAATTCTGCTGGCTGGACGCGACCAGGAAGATCGTTGGTTGTCAGAAAGCCCGGACAGAACATATTTTGAAGCGAAATACCCTACTCGCGTGAACCGTTCTCGGGAATCATTCGAACTTCCATTTGATAATCAACCAACGTATGATACAACTGGGCGATGTACGATTACACCAAAAGGTGATTTTTTGACTGGACTCACTTTGCGAACTATTTTGCCTGCAATTTATCCCACACAGAGCGGCGAATACGTCTTTCCGACACCATCGTCTCAAGTTGGAGCGAATGTGTATGTGAATAAAAGTCTGACTCAGGTGAATGCAGATGGTGTGACACTCACAGCAAATACAGTCGGTAATCACTATTTCTCGATTGGAGCCGCTGTAACTTTGAAAGGAACAGCTTATAATATCTTTGATCTCGACGGAACGTATACAATTTCGTCAATTCCGACATCAAACTCATTTACATGTGCAACGAGTTTTTCTGGTCTTTCGTATAACGGAACTGTTTCAACTGTTGGTATTGCGTGCGCCGACGTCATAAGTTACTTTTCGACACAAAATTCGAACCTATGGGTCGACAACTTGACAAACAAAACATGGCAGATTACTACAGGATCAAATGTTGGAACCGTTTGGACATTTACAACGTCTGCACCAAGTAATTTCCCGATTGGAAGTAAAGTCGTACTTAATTTACCAAGTTCAGGGATTGTGAATCAGATTTGTACAACATCTGCATCATCAGACACAACGTTTACATGTACCTTGAACGGACGATTTGTTGCTGTAAGTGGTTCTTCAAAATCCGCATACTCTTCGGATAATGGTCTGACATGGTCATTTTCTCCAATAAGTAGTGATTATTGGATTAGTATTGCCTATGGAAATGGAACGTTCGTCACTGTTGGGTTGACAGCAAGTTCTACAGCTTACTCTACTGACAATGGACAAACATGGAACCCTGTTTCATTAAGTGGGTCGTGGGAGGGTGTTACTTATGGGAATGGAACGTTCGTCACTGTTGGCAGCGGGTCAACAGCATACTCTACCAATAATGGACAAACATGGACACCGGTTTCATTAAGTGGTTCATGGTATGGTGTTGCTTACGGAAATGGAACGTTCGTCACTGTTGGCAATGGGTCAACAGCAAATTCTATAACCAATGGTCAAACATGGACACCGGTTTCGTTAAGTGGCATTTGGTTTGGTGTTGCTTATGGAAATGGAAGGTTCGTCACCGTTGGATATGGGACAACAGCAAATTCTATAACGAATGGTCAAACATGGACATCGAGTTCACTGAGTGGGACGTGGCTTAGTGTTGCTTATGGAAATGGAACGTTCGTTGCTGTTGGTGATGGGTTAACAGCCTACTCTAGCAACGGTCAAACGTGGACAACGGTTTCATTAAGTGGGACGTGGTATGGTGTTGCATACGGAAATGGAACTTTCGTTGCTGTCAGTTACGGGTCAACAGCCTACTCTACCAATAACGGACAAACGTGGACGGTTGTTCTATTCACAGGTAATGGAGGGTCTGCTTATTGGGGTTGTATTGCTTTCGGATTTTTGTATTCTAGTTCATTATCAGATTCTGTTTCTCTTGTTGTTCCACCTGTTCAAGTTTCAGACAGAGTTTTTTCATCTAGTGCTTACTCATCAATTAGTTTTGCAAATGCAGCAGATGCAGCCTTTTGGGGGTTCGACGCGCGCCAGGGTTTAAAATACTCGTTGCCAGCAACACCCCCCTGGACTTTGACGCAATCAGGGTGGATTGCAGGCTTTTTACCTCCGAGTCTTTCGACATATGTCGATTCCGTTGCACATAAATTGTGTAAAGCAGTTCGAATCAAAATTGGTAAACAAACAATAAAAGAGTTTACGGGTGAATATATAGAACTCCAAAATGATCTCTGGGTCCCCTATGAAAATAAAGCCATTCTCAAACTTCTCAATGGAACTCTCGATCAGACACAATCCGTTGCTGCCCGTGAATACTATGTTCGAATTCCAATGGGAGCGCATGAATACCCTTTGTGTGCTCTGACCCAGCAGCAATTGAGCATCTCAATTGATTTCGAACAGTACTCTGCATTATCGGATAACCTGAACCAGGGTTCAGGTCAATTTACAGATTCCAAATCATTTACGCCGTTTGAAGGTTTGTCCCTTAATGTCCAAACGACATTTTCGTACCAGAAGTACATTTTTATTGTGACGTACAGCGGTCAATTTATCATCTATGATACGACGAAGGACTTCACAGACCCTACATCATACACAATCCTTTCTGCATTTTCGGGGTTCAAAAAATTTTGTGTCTTGTCTGGTACCTTGTATATAGGTTTGACAAATGGGCAACTCGCAAGGTTCATCATTGATGAACTCATTCAGGGAAATACATCTTCATTTACTGTGAACAACTATGCACCGACAATTGGAAGTCTCACGGGAACAATTGTTTCAGACTTTCGTTACGTGTATTACGCCGTGAGTAACACTGCAACCTCAAATGTATTCGTGACACAATATGATACAACGGGAACTTTTACAAGTTCATCGAGTTACAAAACTGTTGATTTCACTCAGAATTTCAATTCGAGTGTGACTGGTGTGTATGAATTTATATCAACTGGTGTAGAACTCGTCATGATTCCACAAGGATTACCAGAAAAATTATATACATTCCAGCTGAATGCGAACGTCCAAAGCCAATGGTACATGCTTGATTATTCTACTTACGGATACCAAATAACAGAAGGAGTTCTCATTGGAAGCGTCTTGTACTTTGAAATTGACAACTTTAATATACTTACATATACAAATTCAGTATTTACTTTAGTAACATTCTTGCCGAGATTTGTTTCTGGTGGAAATGGGAGTGATGTAGCGTATTCTCTAACAAATGGTAAAAATTGGATATATGTTCAAACCCCTGGGAGTTATATTTGGTATGGTACAGCATATGGAAATGAAACATTCGTCGTTGTTGGACAGGGTGGGACTATAGCATATTCTGTTGATTATGGTAAAACATGGAATATTTCAATTAGTTTTGGTATTCCTTCATTTAAAAGTGTAGCATTTGGAAATGGGATATTTATTGCAGTTAATGCTGAACAAGTTGCATCTTCAACAAATGGTAGCACTTGGACTCTTGGACCATACATAGGGTCTAATTATTGGGATGGTATTGCATATGGGGATGGAACGTTTGTCACAGTTGGGTATGGGACAACAGCCTACTCTATCAATGACGGTCAAACATGGACAACGGTTTCATTAAGTGGGTCATGGACTGGTATTGCTTACGGAAATGGAACGTTCGTTGCTGTTGGCAATGGGTCAACAGTAAATTCGATAACCAATGGACAAACATGGACAACGGTTTCATTAAGTGGGTCATGGACTGGTGTTGCTTACGGAAATGGAACGTTCGTCGCGGTTGGCAATGGGTCAGCAGCCTACTCTACCAATGATGGTCAAACATGGACAACAGTTTCATTAACTGGATCGTGGAATGGTGTTACCTATGAAAATGGAACGTTCGTTGCGGTTGGTAATAACTTAACAGCATACTCTACCAATGACGGACATGCGTGGAAAACATACGCATCCACTACTCTAAATTGTGTTACGGCAGGTACTCCAAAATTTACAATACCTGGAGATGGTTTCAGAAACCTTATCGCCGTCGGAAACTACATTTACTGTTCAACAAACAGTGTCGCAGTCCAAATTGACACAACAAAAGATCTTTCAACTCAAAGTGCTTACCAAATTGCACCTTTATCAATTGGACAATACATCATGGCCAATGGACCTCGATACGTCTATTTGTTTAGTCAAGGGTCAACAGAACCCATCTATCGCTTTGATCCGTACGCACCAAACACAACATTTCAAGTATCCATTATTGCAGACTATGAAAGTCTCCCGGATGGTACTCCAAAACCAGACAAGGCACTTGTGCCCATCACTCAGACACAAAAGGTCACGGACATGAACTATATGGACATTCATGGACCAGTCAAAGAACTTTTCATCGTCGGTGCATCTTCATCAACAAATGTTTTCCAGTATTCAAATCTTTCAAATCAGAGTACGTTGGCATTCACAGCCGGTGAACAAATTGTGACGGATGATGTCGGTACACGGACATTTTTGAAGACAATTCAGGCTTTTGAGACACACACAGCCATGCCAATCAGAAACTTGTCTATCATTCCTTTCGAACTCGACCCCGAATCTGAAACTCCAAATGGAACTGTGAATTTCTCGCGCATCAAAGACCAGGTGTTCTCTGGAGACGCTAGAACTGTATGGGCACGTACATACAACATTCTTGCCATCCAAGGTGGTTTGGGTGGACTTATTTTCAACTCGTAAAGTAGATGACTTCCTCTCCGGCGGTCCCACCAGCTCAGTTTTCACATCAGGTGACTCGACTTCAATTTCCAAAAGATGTTCACTTTGGCGATGACATTTCAATATGGATCGCCAAAGTGGGTGACGTTGCACTCGGAAACATGTACCTCCGAGTCGAGTGGCCGAACGTCGCAGCTCCAGTTGACGACTCGGCAGGGACACGTATGATTGAATTTGTCGAACTCAGATATGAGAATGACC